TGACCTGTTTGCACTTGGCTTGGCAACAAAGGATAGCCGCATATTCCGCGTCACGGGCATTGAGCCTGAAGACAATCTGGTGCATCGCTTGACCTTGGTGGCGGACGCACCTGAGATTGCTGATGCGGATGTTGGCCAGATACCCACATATAGCGAAGGCATCACCGCACCTGTAGACCCGTTCCTGATGCCGCCCACTAACCTGAGGGTGACCGACGGTGCCTATTCAGATGGTGGCGGCCAATACTGGGCTAACCTGTTGCTGACGTGGCAGCCACCGGCCTACGGGCGCGTGGCGCAGTTCCAGATACAATACCGTGAGGAAAGTGATGAGGATGACGTGTGGACCTCAGGCGGTTCACTTGGTCCCAACGTCACCACCTCAGAAATCAGGCGTCTGGAGAGCGGCGTTTACCGTGTGCGAGTGCGCTGCATCTTTGATAACGCCAAGTTCAGCAACTGGGTTTATGCGCCTGCCCACGCCACCACGGAATTGACCACACCACCTCCTGATGTCAACGGGTTCCGTGTCAGCATCATGGGTGACATTTCAATTTTCCGTTGGGACGCGGTGGAGGGCGCGGGCGTCACTTACGAACTGCGCTGGGCTTCTGAACTGGTGGCCATACCCACTTGGAATGCCTCCATAGCGCTGGTGACTTCATCTACAACAACTGCGCAGACCGGCACGCGCACCGGCACGTTCTTCATCAAGGCGCGCAAGCCATGGGGGCTGACCAGCCGGAATGCCAGATCAATCAGCAGCCTGACGGCCAGCTTCAACGCGCTCAATTTCGTGGCCAGCATCACTGAGAACCCCGGCTGGACTGGCGTTAAAGATGACGTATCAAAACAGGACATGGATGAACTGCGCCTGATACCCAATGCCACCAATACGGATTTCAATGTCGTTGGCACGTATTACTTCGCAAACCGTATTGATTTCGGTGAGAAGATTTCGTCACGCATGACTATCATCATGGATGCCTATGGCTTTGACCCAAGCCAAGCCATGAGCAACTGGATAGCACTGTCAAGGGTCAATCCGCTGGACACTACCGACCGGTCACAATGGACGGTGAGCCCTGAATACCGTGTCAGCATGATTGGCTCACCATTCGCGTGGGGGCCGTGGCAGACATTCAGCCTGAGTGACCTATTGGCGTGGGCCATTGAGTTCCGGCTTGTACTGCGAGGCAAAGCAGATATAGATGCCGAAACTAGTTTAATACGCTCAGCCACCACACCATCCGTCAAGGTGTTGACGGTCAATGTGGATATGATTGATCGTATTGAGAAAGGTAACGATGTCGTGTGCCCCGCCACCGCCGCAGGTGTAACGGTGACATATCCGGGCGGCAGGTACCGTGTGAAACCTGCCGTGGTGATCACGGCACAGGGCCTGTCACCCGGTGACTATTGGGATGTGGACAACATCACCACAACATCGTTCAGGGTGCGTTTTGGTAATCAACATCCAGTTTCAAATACCATAACACTTGTTGCGCGTACATTTGACTGGATGTCTAAAGGTTGGGGACGCGTACAATGACGCAATCTAATTTTGGCACGATTGTCGCCACAACCAAGTCAGGTGCCGGTCTGGCCTCTGACCTGAATGCGTGGCGCGATGCCGTGCACTCAAGCCACAAGGGGGCTGCAACGCCCACCTACAAGGTGGCGGGCCTGACATGGATCAATGATGTCAACGTGCCGTGGGAAGATTATGTCTGGGATGGTGCCGTCAACACGCTGCGCGGCTTCATTGACCCGGTGGCGCACCGCTACAGCACGGCGGGCAACTTTGCCAAGTCTGTTACCGCAGGCGCAGTGGCCAAGCTGGCCGACTGGGGCACATTGTTCAATCTGGCGGGCGCGGCGGCGCAGACAATCGTCATTGACCCCAAGAGTTCCTTGCTGCCGGGGTGGTGGATACGCGTGGTGGCCCGCAACGTGGCCGCCACTATTAACCCCTACACTAGTGAGACGATTGACGGCGCAACCACCAAGCTGATGAGCGCGGGTAGCAGCTGCACCATCTTCTACGACGGTTCCCAGCTGTACACCGACCAGAACAGCGGCGGCTTGACTGAGTTCCCCGTTGGGGGCGTGGTGCACGTGCCTGCCATCAACCCGCCCAATGGCTTCCTGCGCTTAAACGGCGCAAGCCTCAGCCGCGTCACCTATAGCGCCCTGTGGGGCTTTGCGCAGGTCAGCGGCAACATGGTGACCGAAGGCGCATGGACCGAAGGTAAATTCTCAAGCGGTGACGGCCTCAACACATTCCGCATCCCTGATCAGCGCGGGCGGTTCATTCGCTCATGGGACAATTCTCACAATGTGGATGCAGGGCGTTTGATAGGCACCTTGCAGGATGATGATTTTCAGAGCCACGGTCACGTGGCGAGCAGCACCATTGGCGGCAGCGCCCACAACCATACGTTCAGCGACACGTCAAACTCTGCGGGTAGCCACACCCACAGCATTACGGGTGTAATGCCGCTGAATGGTCCGGCCTACACGTGGGGCTTTGATTGGGTGGGTAGCGGCTCGCTCAGCGACACTACGCCCAACACCAATGCCGCTGGCGCGCACACGCACGCCATTGGCGGCACCACCAGCACGCATACCGGCCACACCCACCCTATTACCGTCAACGCCTATGGCGGCACTGAGACGCGCCCCAAGAACGTGGCCCTGTTGGCCTGCATCAAGTATTAGGAGCCTGTAAATGGTCGCACCGCTCAAGGTCTACAGCTACAGCTGGGCAACCGGGGAGTTGATTGGTGAAGATCGGGCTGACGTGAGCCCGCTGGAGCCAGACAAGTGGATACTGCCAGCTTACTGCACGCCCAAGGCCCCGCCTGAGGAAATACCACAGGGCCACCGACCCATCTTTGACCGGGAAGCTGATCAGTGGATCATTGAACCCATACCTGCGGCGGCGACACCTGAGCCGGTGTTTGAACTGACCGGCGCTGAAACCATAGGAGAGTTGTTTGATGAGCAGCACTGATGTCGTAATGAAGGCCAGCAACCGGGCGTTCTGCCAGCGGGTGGCCTATATCGCCATGAGGGTGGCCCACCAGAAGGCCAAGACCTCCCCGGATGACCTGAATGCCATGGTCTACGCTGAACATATCTTCAGGGGCGGGGAGAACGCCACCCTATTGGCGCTGCACGTGGCGGCGGCCAACGAGGCCGTCAGCGCCGTGCTTGAGACGGAATTGCCTGAAATGGTGCGCGATGCGGACATAGAGGCGGCATTGCAAGACATCTGGGCCATGCGCAGCGCCGCCTTTGGTGCTACCAACATGCAGGTGCGCAAGACCCGTGAGCTTGTGGATATGGTGACCAAATCAGCGGAAGAGGCGCAGGCGGCGGTGGCGCAGGCGCGCAGCATGATGCAGGTTGATGGAAACACACTCGGCACCAAGCCCAAGTCCAAATCCGGCGCGTAACGGCGGCTGGTTTGACCGCAGCCTTGGCGCGGTCAAAGGACTGACGTTCCAGAACGTAGCGGTGATGGCTTCACTGCTGATGCTGGCTGCGCCCACCTATCTGGCGTGGCGGGTGTTGAATGACGATGGCTTGCTGAATATGGTGTTCAGCGAATACGAAGAACTGGGTGTCCGCATGGGTGACTGCGCCGTGCGGCGCGCCACGCCAAAGGGCGGTGAGACGCAATGGTTCCTGAGCTATACCTTTGCCCACCAGAGCGCTAATCGCTGGGCGGTCAGCGTCAACGCCAGCGCCAGTGCCAAGCCTGCCACGGCGGAAGAAGTAGACAAATTGTGTGATACACTGATCAGCATTGTGGACTACATGGAGAACCCCACCACAACTCCTAAACCCACTTACCCGAACTCTGACAGGCCAATATTCTGATGTTGATGTTTGAGCGCAAGACCTACTTTGACATGGTGAGGGACACCCTGTTCTACGGCAAGATGAGCCAAGATCAGGTCAATGGTCAGGAGTTCATCATAGATACGTGGGAAGATACCCGCCACACCCAAGACTTCCGCTACTTGGCGTATGAACTGGCCACGACCATCCATGAGACGGCCAGCACCATGATGCCTATAGAGGAATACGGCAAGGGCAAGGGGATGCCCTACGGCATACCAGACGCGCAGACCGGGGAAACCTATTATGGTCGGGGTTTTGTCCAGCTTACGTGGAAGAACAATTACGAGAAGATGACCCCGCTGATTGATCCTATGTTTCCAAGCCAGCCAATTGATCTGGCCAAGAACGCCAAGCAGGCGCTGGTGCCCGAATTTGCCGCAGCCATCATGTTTGAGGGCATGGAGCGCGGTATGTTCAGGAAGGACAGCAAAGGCCCGCAGACGCTGGCCCGCTATTTCAACGACACCGTTGATGATGCCTATGAGGCGCGGGAAATCATCAATGGCGATAAGAAGAAAGTGCCGTCTTGGTCTGGTGGCTTCAGCATAGGCAATCTGATCGCTGGCTATCACGGCAAGTTTCTGGGCGCGCTCAAGGCGGCAGCGGCGGCACACGTGCCTCCAATGATTGACACGCCAGCACCACCTATAGAGTCGCCAGAAATGGTGCAGGTGGCCCTTACGGTGCCTGAGGGGCAAAGCATGGACATCACCGTCAATGGTCAGATCGTGGCACAAGTGAGGTAGTCATGGCAGTACCCGGCTCATTCCCCATGACCATCTACAAGGGCGACAGCACCCG